ACAAGGCTGGGAAGTTGGCGGGATCCAAGAATACAACTGGCGTCAAGACTTTGAGGCATGGGTAAAACCTAATTGTAAAATTCCTGAGATCATCAACGTGGTTAATCCGGAGTTTGAATCCACAATCACTTGTTGGCCTAAGATGACCCTCTCGGAGTATGTCGCATGAAGGTCCAAATAATCTCGTATTTTTCTCCTCCGTACTCCACTCACGCGGCGAAGCTCGCTGAGTCCTGCAAACGATGGAGTATTCAGCCCCAGGATGTGACGATTCAGCCGGTCAAGGCTTTCAAGAACTGGCATCAAGGGGTTTGTTATAAGCCGACGTTCATTCGCAATACGCTAGAGACGCTGAATCAAGTGGATGGCGTCTTGTGGATTGATGCCGATGGATATTTTGTGCGCCGGCCGTACTTCGATGATTTGAAAGGCGATGTCGGCGGCTGTCGCTTCCAATGGTCCCCGATGCACAAGCTGGAGATATTGAGTGGAACACTGTTCTTCCGTAACAACAAACAGACTAAATCATTTCTAGACGCCTGGATTAAAGCTACGACCAAGTACAGCCATAGCGATACTCCAGAGCAGGATGCGCTTTACGAGACAGTCGATAAATGGCGTGGCATCATTGCCTTTGAACCGTTGCCTATCGAATGGGCTTACATCGATCATCCTGCATTGAAAGAGCTATATCCACAGGCTATCCCGCTCATCATGCATAGTCAGGCATCCAGACAGATCAAAGCAGAGGAATTCCGACGTGGGCTCCGGTAAACATAGAAAATCCAAGAAAGTGAAGCCGAAGAAAAAGCGTTCATCCTGGAAAAGGGATAAGAATGCTGGCGTGCAATATCAATTTATGCCGCCAGATGAATGGATGCTTGCGGATCCTAATATGCAGCCATGAGTTATTTGAATAACAAGAAAGTCTTGGTAACTGGCGCTAGCGGCTTTCTAGGCAAGCATCTTATGGGAGAACTTCATTCCAGAGGAATCGAAGCTCGCGCATTATCTGGCAAGCATGTATGTGATCTTCGCAATTCAGCCGATACAGAGAGATATTTCCAGTCTTTCAGGCCAGATGTTGTCTTTCATCTGGCTGCTGTCGTTGGAGGCATCGGCGCCAATCAACTCAGGCCGGCTGATTTCTTCATCGACAACGCCTTGATGGGTGCTTCGGTATTGAGTGCCTGTCGCAATAGCTCCGTTCAAAAGCTGGTCATAATTGGCACTACTTGCAGTTATCCAAAGTTCTGTGAGATCCCATTCACTGAGGAATCGCTTTGGAGTGGCTATCCAGAGGAAACCAATGCTCCGTATGGGATTGCTAAACGCGCACTCATGATCGGTGCCGAGGCTCTACTTGCTCAGTATGGAGTGAAGGTAGCCAACCTCATTCCCACAAACCTGTATGGCCCTGGCGATAACTTCAACGTCAAGTCATCTCATGTGATCCCTGCACTCATTCGTAAGATGCATGGCGCTAAAGATTGGGTAGAACTTTGGGGAAGTGGGGAGCCTACTAGGGATTTTCTATACGTCAAAGACGCCGCTAAATGGATCGTGGATGCCGCTGAGGTTATCGAAAATGGTAAGCCTATCAATTTTGGAAGCGGCGTTGAAATTTCTATCAAAGAACTAGCTATTCTAATCGCGCAGGTAACTGGCTTCCAAGGTCAGATTACTTGGAATACTTCTAAGCCTGATGGACAGCCTAGACGAGCTCTCGATACGTCTAAGGCTGAGAAAGATTTGGGATCTCACTCAAGAACACCGTTCATCGTTGGCTTGGCAGAAACCTACGAGTATTACAAAAGCACATTGGGGAATGCTAAGTGAAGGTCTATGCATTGTTCCCAACTACCTTGAAAGAGCATGTCCATTACATCTTTCCCAAGTGGAGAAGTAAGGGGTATAGCCTTGGACTTTACGTTGATCCTGGGTGCGATCATCCTTGCGATCTGCTTATTCGGGGTGCTTACCCTGGTGTCTGGAATGCCTGGAATGCCCTCGCTCGGGCTGCTGTCGCTTCTGGCGCTGACGTGTGTGTGCTTGCTGGGGACGATATGGAGTGTGATCCGAATCATTCGGCGGAAGAAGTAGGCCGGATATATTGGGAACGGTATCCCACTGGCGACGGAGTTTTGCAGCCTACCGGAGATAATCAGGGAATCGACGATTCAGGCCGGCCAGCGGCAGCTAGGATTTGTGGTTCCCCGATCATCGGCCGCGAATGGATCAAGCGAGCCTATCAGGGCAATGGTCCAGTGGACGGCCGATACAATGCTTTTTACGCTGATGAATCCCTTTGGCACGTCTCAGGAAAGCTAGGCAAGCGGTGGATGGAGCCTAGCCTATCTCATTTTCACTATCACTGGTCCTGGGGTTGGCATTTCACTAAGGGAATGTACGCCAAAGCCTATGGCAATCTTGGGCGCCAGTCATATCACGAACGCAACCAAGTTGGCTGGCTCAATGATAAGAGGTTGTTTGAGGAAGACGTGAAAAACAACTTTGCGGGATCTGAATTTCTATGAATGAAGCACGCTACATCCTGAAGGCTTTCCCGGATAATTTCACTGGGAATTTCCTTTGTCTAGGTGAGTTCGAGGCTGTTACCGATGATCTAATTGCAAAAGGCTGGTCTGGTGTGATCGTTGACCATAAAGCTGCTGAATATCCGGGGCATCTTGCCAGCGATAAGATTCGATACGTTCATGGTGTTATTCAGACAGATGCTCATTTTATTCCTGTTGGGCCAAATATCTGGATGAAGGCAATTACCTTGCGATGCATTCTAGACAGCTTTAGCGGTTCTTACAACGCTCTCATCGTCAATCTACCCAGCGTCTCAAAAGATGTCGTTTGCTCCGATACTGTCTGGAGCTTCTGGCCGAAGATTATTTGCGTGAATGCCGAAGGAAGGGAACAGGAGATAGCCAATTTAACAGCAGCTCATAGTTACACCGTTACCAGGATTGAGCGGGATGCCATGATCTTGGTGAGGCCAGACGCGGAATGAGTAAGGTTTGTTCCATGTCTTTCTTCCGCAACGCCAATAGCTGCTACGAGCAGGATAACTGCGGAGTGGCTAAGGGGAAGTTCTTTGTCAATTATCTTGGGGCAGTCATTCGCGCTCATCACGTCGTATGGAAAGACTGGGCACTTTGGATCTATCACGACGACGCCGTTAAAGCCTACGACTATTTCAAAGTGCTTGAGCGGATGCAGGACGCTGGGCTACTCAAGCTGATCGGCTTCGGAGAATCCAAGACATTGACCGGCATCGGTGGAATGCTGGAGCGGATGCGGCCTGCCTTTGACTGGGATGTTAATTATCTCGTCATGAGAGACATTGACGCCTTGCCGATGCCTCGAGATCGCAAAATGGTTGAGCAAGGGCTATTCGCTGATAAGGCTCTAGCCCATTCCATCGGTGATTCCATCTCCCATAGCGGCATGATGGGCGGAACGCTATCGCTGAACTGCAAGAAGTTCAGAACAAGATTTGAGGCGAAATCCCTTGAGGAACTTCTAGCAAGAGCGGACGGCCTGCATATCAACTGGAATCAACATGGCGGGGATCAGCTTTTCCTCAATGGCTACGTCGCCCCTAATTTGGCCGGCGACTGGGTGATTCATTCTCGAAAGTCTTACGGACACGAGCTCTGTAAGAAGCGTTATCCAGTCATCGACCAAGAATGCGAGGCGGATTCGCTGTTCTCGCATATTGGCGGGTGCGGTGATACGGAGCGGGCTAAGAACTGGTATGACGCGAACTATCCTAATGAGGATATCTTGAAAGCGGAGGTAATCTAGTGGCTGGAGGACTTCCAGATTTCGGCACTTATGCCCCTGTGCTATCTGCCCTCATCGCCGTTACCGATGGGCCGATTCTAGAGCTTGGGTCAGGAGACAATAGCACTCCGCTTCTTCATCTAGTCTCAGTTGCCACTGGCCGCAAAGTAGTTACAGCCGAGACTGATCCCGTTTGGCTTGGTAAGTACAAAGACTATGAATCCCCTCTCCATGAATTCCATCTCATCAAGCAACGAGATGCAGCGGTTAGGAATGACAGTTCCTATTACCGTTGGCAAGCTGGCTGGGATGCCTGGGATCGTATTGAGCAGAATCATTGGGGTGTTGCCTTGGTGGATCAGTTCCCCGGTGAAGTGAGGGCATCGACGATCAAGCGTCTCAAGGGTAATTGCGGTTACATCGTCGCTCACGACTCCGAGGAAGATTACGGCGCTGGCGGCAACTACAGCTACAAATCCGTGATGCCGCTTTTCAAGTACACTTGGGAGTGGCGCCGGTTCAGGCCATACACGTTGGTACTGTCTGATCTTCCTATCTTCCCTGGATTCACGGATATCGATTGGCGGCCATGAACATCTGCATTAGCTCAGTCGGGGCTCGAGCTCGCTACACACCGTATCTAGACCGTCTAGAGGCGAGTCTGAAGAAGTATTGTCCGAATATCCCTCGTTTGTTTTTCCGTGATTGCTGGCCGCCTGGAAGCCCTACTCATCAAGTGAATCACTACGCATTCAAGGCGTATGCCGTTATATGCGCTTGGCAAGCTGGATTCGATATCGTCATTTGGCTTGATGCCGCTTGTGAGGTGCTGAGAGATCCAGCGCCAATCATCCAGCAGATCGTCGAGAAAGGATATTATATCGTCCAAGGGCCAGAACCTTTGGGAGAATGGATCAGCGATCAGGCGCTAGAGCACTTCGGCCATACCAGGGACTACGCAATGACGCTGAATCTCTGCGGGGGTGCTATCGTAGGGTTGAACTTCAATGGTGGCTTTGGGTCGCCTTTCCTTCAGGAATGGCTGAAGCTGGCCGGCAGAGGACTATTCTACACGTCCCATAGCAAATACTGTCCCGACAAGATGACGTCGCTAATGGTATCTGATCATGATGAGAATGTCATTGTGTCCAAAGATCCGCGGTTCAAGGGGCATCGCTCCGATGAGGCTTGCTTTTCGCTGATGTTGGATCGTCGAGGATTGAAACCTTTCAACATCAAAGACTATTTTACGACGGATCGGAATTGTCCTACGGCGATTATCAAGACTGGCTATGACGGTGCTTTCTAATGACTAAGCGTTGCGCTATCGGTGCGACTCAGCAGCACGACTATTCGGCCTTCTTACCCGTAGTCGGCCTGCTCTGGCGTGAACGCATCGGCTATGAGCCTAGCTTCTTCCTGATCGGCACAAGAGAAGAATGGTTCTCCCATCGGTATTGCTCCATCGTCATGCGAGAGCTTGATCGCTATGGATTCCATTACTGCTTTGTGCCTCACATGGAAGGCGTTGAGGATGCGACGATTTCCCAGTGTGTCAGGAATACCGCGGCAGTCTATCCGTTCGCTGACGAGGATCTCCTAATCATCTCTGACGCTGATCTCCTGCCGATCAGAAAGGAATTCTATCACCGGGACGATTCCAAGTACGCGATTCACTTATTCTACTCCAATGCCTACAAGCCTGAGGTAAATCACTTTCCTAGCTGTCATTACCTCATGAAGGTCAGGGTTTGGCGCGAAGTGATGAAGTACCAGGGCGAGACGATTACCGATGCGCTTGCCGCTAACTTCGCTGAGTATGGATTGGCTGAGAAGATGCAAGCCAAGAAGGCTGACCCTAAGAACTGGGTTGACGTCTGGTTTACCGATGAACTGGTAGCCTCAAAGAAGATTGCGGCTAGTCGTTTCTTCCCGCTTGCTACGGAATTCATCGAACGCGAAGGATGCCCCCCGAAGGATAGGCTTGACCGTGCTTCATGGCCGTTCTGGGCTGACATCTCCAAACTGACGGATTGCCATAGCCTGCGCCCTTTGTGGAACGTCAACTGCTGGCCTAGACTGCGGCCTGTGCTGCGCCAGCTCCTACCGAATCACGTCGAATGGCTGGATACCTACCGTAATGACTTCTGGAAGGCTATCGGGGTGGATGCGTGAACCACGATATTCAAGTCATCGCCCTGCATTCTGTTGCGGTGAATCTCCTTACTAAAGGTCCTGTGCTGGATGCCGGGTGCAGGGGATTTGAGTTTGCCAAGTGGTTCTCGGAGCATGGGCATGAAGTCTACGCGATGGACCCTAGCCCTGATATTTGCGATGTTCCTAAGGGGGTAACCTTCCTGAGGGAAGCCCTTGTTGGTAAAGGTAGCGGGTCTAGCCTATTCTTGGCTATGAATGGAGATCCCGAATCTTGGTGTGTTACATCATGCAGCATCGTCGATAAGGGAATTCCAGTAAAGTCTGCAACGCTTGATGACATTCCCTATACCCTTTGGACTGAAACTTGGGATGTCATTAAGCTAAACGTAGAAGGTAGCGAGTACCGAATTTTAGAATCCTTTCCTGGGCCGATAGCTAGGCAGGTTGTTGTTTCATTTCACGAACATACACCAGCTCGCCAAGGCCGCGCTGAGTGTGACCGTATCATTGACAGGCTCCGGGAGTGGTATACCCCTGTTCAGCATGTATGGGATGCTCGGTATTGCGCGGGGTTTAATTATTGGGATACGCTTCTAATTCGAAACGATCTCGCTTGATAGCTGAACCACTATGAATGTGCTTGTTACGGGTGCCGCTGGATTCCTAGCGAAGCATTTGCAGTTAGGTCTACTTAAGCGCCGTGACATCGTAGTCGGCCTCTACCGCGATACTCAGCATTTGAGTGATTCCAAGGTCAACAAGACGGTTAGGGGTGATGTTCAGGATCTCGCCTTGCTTAGGCGTGTGCTCGCCCAGCATGAGATTGATTGTGTGGTGCATCTGGCGTCACAGACTCAGGTATCGGTAGGGCTGGCGAATCCTGAAGGGATGATCCGTGAGAACATCAACGGAGCATTGGCGGTACTCGAGGCTTGCCGGCTGCAAGGCACTAAGCGAATCATCATCGCCTCTACAGATAAGGTCTATGGGGAGAGCGATGGTGAATACATTGAGGATCAACCGCTAGCTGAGAGATCCCCCTACGGAGTGTCCAAGGCTTGCGTAGACATGATCGCGGAGACGTACCAGAAGACTTACGGTATGTCGATTGCCGTCACTCGCTGTGGTAACCTCTACGGTCCTGGGCATCTCAACTGGTCTACCCTCATTCCCGGAACTATCCGCAAGATCATTCGCGGAGAAAAGCCAAGATTACGCTTCATGGGGATGGCAAAGCGAGATTTCCTATTTGTGGATGACGCGGTATCTGCCTATCTTAAGTTAATTGATTCCACCGAATGCGGAGCCTTCAACTTCAGCGGCGGCGAACCGATGATGATTCATGAGATCGTAGGCCGGATTAATCAGCTTTGCGGAAAGAATCCAGGAGACTTTGACCTCGTAGATGAGAAGTTCGGGGAGATCCAGTTTCAGGCCCTCAACTGCGTCAAAGCTAGAACTCATCTCAACTGGGCGCCTGCCACGACGATGAATCAGGGATTGAAGAATACCGTTGATTGGTATCAAAAGTACCTGACGGGACAGTATTGAACATGAGCGATTATATCATCGGTAACCTTGGATGCGTTGGACAAGTACCGCAAGGGAGATGGTTTCTATTGAATGGACGATTCTTCAAGCATCTAAAGTATCCATATACTGACATCGAAGACCCGTCATTCCTTTTAGATGCGAGAACCAATCAACCATCCTTTAGCCATCAGAATTGCATTCTCGTTCAAGTCGCTAATGGCGGCCTGTATTTTGCCGAATGCTCAGATGAATGCAAATTTATGGAGCCTGAGAGATGAAACTAATTGGACTTTGCCTAGTCCGAAACGAGAGTTGGATCCTCGGCATGACGGCACGGGCCGCTATGCGCTGGTGTGATTCACTGCTCATTTTCATGGACCGCTGTACCGACAATACAGACCGCATCGTCAAGGATCTGGTCAGGGAGTTTACACCTAACCGAATCGCCTTTCAGCATACGGAGCAAGCGGAGCATTGGAAAGAGCAAGACATCCGCCAGCAGATGCTGGTAGACGGCCGCAACATGGGCGGTACTCACTTCGCCATGATCGATGCCGACGAGGCGATTACTCACAATCAACTTGAGAACGCTAAGAACTGGACGGCGATACTCAAGCCTGGGCAAGTGCTTGATCTACCGATGATTTGCCCTCATCGCGGGCTAGATAAGTACCGCGACGATCATACGGTATGGAGCCGCTCTCAACTGAGCGTCTCCTTCTGTGACAGGCCAGATCTATCTTGGAAGCCAAGGGGAGGCTATCACTTTCATCAGCGTTGCCCTCAGGGATCTAACCTACATGTCAACCCGCTCAAGGAAGATAAATCTAAAGGGGGAGCGTTTCATTTCCAGTGGGTTTCCTGGGAGCGGCTCATCAGCAAGCATCGTTGGTATGCATTGAATGAGCGGATCCGTTGGCCTGAAAAGCATAGCATCGATGAAATAAACCGCATCTATTCCATGTCTTCCGATGAACTTGGCTTAGGCACCAAGGCCATTCCTAAGGAATGGTACGGAGACTACGAGCTCCATTACGTCTATCCGGATCACAAGCCTTGGTATGACACAGAATCGAGACGCATGATCGATACCGCAACCCCTGGAAGCCTGGAAGGTCTTAATCTATTTGGGTGGACTCTATGATTGATCGCGTCAATATCATGCACCGGGAGATTGAGCCGGATAAGCTGACGATGCAGGACGATTGGATCCTGATTGAGAAGATCAAGAAGGACAAATCCAAAGGCGGTATCTGGATAGCAGGCAAGACCGGAGTACGGACGGAGCATTGCTATGGCCGTGTGGTATCGCTGGGCCGCGGAATGTGTACGACGCTTGACGGCAAGATTTATCCTATGGATCTTAAAGTAGGCGATACGATCCTATCCATGGATTACCTTGGCGAAAAGATGCAGCACACGGTAGATGACCGCAACTTCAGGGCCATCCGGGAACACGCGGTATGGGCCAAGGTCAAGCTCGGGTCTAACTTGGAAGTTATGGACATCGAACCCTACCTCAATCGTGTTCTCGTCAAGATCACTGAGAAAGGCATCACTCAAGGCGGTATCCAGTTGCCTGCTTCGCACCAGCTCAGAGGCTATACCGTGGCGCGAGTGGTCAAGGTAGGCCCTGGATGGCTCGATCTCAAGACCGGCTATCGGTATCCCATGGAGACGAAGCCGGGAGATGACGTCATCATGACCCGTTATGCGGGTTCCATCTGTACAGCGGAGTCAGAAGAGTTACGATTGATTGAGGAGCGCCCTTATATGGAAGGAGATCCTCAGCCGGATATCCTGTGTGTCTGTGAGGGCGTGAAAGGATTTGAGTATGACTGAAGCTGAAACCGATTGGCAGTGGAAAGTAGGCATCCTGAATGGCATCGGTGAATGCTTCTGGGAAGAAGGCGGTGGGAAGCTTCGCAAGGTTTCTAGGCTCATCATGGGACCGGACGGCAATATCGGGATGATGAAAGCCTTCATCGGCGGCGTCCTTCGCGGGATGGAAGAAGTTCCGGTTGACGGACTTGTCATCTTCTCCGCAGGCGCCGCAGCTGACATGCAGACGTCCTGCAAACAGCTTTGGAGCAATATCATAAAGCCGGTCAACGGTGCGCCTAGATTCAAGCTGGAGAAGTAATGCATTCGTTTGGCGGTGGTTGGCCTGGAATTCCTGGATTACCGAATCCTCCCAAGGATCGTGTAGACGGAACCATTGAAGAGGATCGATACATTGAATTGATTCGCTTGCTTCAGGCTATGAAAAAGCGCGTCGATCATCTGGAAAAGATTTGCGGAGTCACGAAGGACCCTGAAAAGCCTTGCGACTTCTGCAACGTGCTCGGAACTCATCAGCCTTGGTGTGATAATGCTAAGCGGGCATGAGGAGCTGACTCGATTCCTGGATAAGCGCACCATGGCCTTTACCAAGGCGATCAAGGATATTTACCGTGAACGTTATGGGAAAGGATCGTCCAAGCATCCTATCGCGGATATGGCGGCCTTGATTTCAAGTACGATGATCTTGGCAAACCTCAACGGACGTAAGCGGGTCCTGATGGAAGCCGATTACGCCAGCAAGCATCAGGCGGCATTCAGCGATGAGAAAACGCCACTGTCCAATCTACCCTTCATTGAAGCTGTTGAGGATTTGATTAGCCGGGAGCCGAGACTAGCCAAAGGCTACGCTGAAGTCTCCAAGCTCTACAGTACGGAACACGTCTTTGCCTTGGCGAAATCAGTCAACAAGAATCTTACAGAGCGTATCCAAAAGGCCATCAACGATCTCATGCAGGAAGGCGGAAGCCTTCCGGACTTCGAAAATGTTTGGCATGAGATTACGCCTTGGTCACAGGCTTATGGAGATACCGTCTACCGCACGAATTGCAATACCGCCTATACCGCTGGCCGATTTACTCAGGCTAAGGATCCAGACGTGCAGGAAGTGATTCCAGCAATGGAATACATTTCGATGCACCTACCTACGTCCAGGCCGAATCATGAGGCGGCCCATGGATTGATTGCGCCATCGAATGATCCCATCTGGAATACCTTCAAGCCTCCCATGGGATATAACTGCATGTGCGGGACAAACTTTGTAAGCAAGTATGAGCTTGAACGGCGTGGCCTACTGAAAGACGGCAAGGTAACGACTTACTATCCGCCTACGTTTGCGTCGGCTCATCCGGACAAAGGATTCAAAGAGGGGGCGAATTGATGGCCGCTAAGGATTCTAAAATCCGGATGACCATCGTTCTAGACAACTCCGATTATTTCGCCTTCCACAAAAAGGTTGAGGCGATGTATGCCAATCACACCAAGATCGTAAGGTATCTCATCCGGGAATGGATTTCCGGGAATTGCGATTGTCAGAAGAGACGCGAAAAAGCCTAATTCGCACTATTCCTACAAATCCATAGGTTCATCTCACTGGCTTGCTAGGGCATAATTTGACCCTATCCTATGGGTAATGCAACTGTTCGGAAGGTTCTTCGGTAACAAAAACCAGACCGCAACTTTCTCCTCGAGTTCCACTCTCGAAAATTCAATCAACATCAAGGGCGCTGAATATTCTGCCGTCGATACAAAGGACGGCTATTACACGCTGAAGGACGTTCTCCTTTTCGCTGAAGTTCCCAAGGGTGAAAAGGGCGCTCCTGAGGATGTGAAGTGCGAGCGCATGAAGGGCATGGTTTCCAAGGCCCTTTCGCGCTACGAGCAGGAGAAGTTTGTAGCTCCTGCCCATAAAGGACATCACAAGGCCCTTGCGTTCGAAGATCCTGAATTCCTTGGTTTTGGCCTTCCTAAGCGGGTTGGCCGCACTCTTCTGGATGGCAAGGAGCAAGATGCCGTCTACGGGGATATGAAAGTAAAGGCATCGGCCTTTGAGCGCGTCCGCAAGGGTGAGCTTCCTTTCCTGTCTCCGGAAGTGAACTGGGAAACCTGGGAATTCTCCTCATTTGCGTTCCTCGATTCCATGCCCCCACACTTCAAGGGGCCTCTCATCACGGTTGGAACCATTACCGAAGACGCCAATGCCAAGTTCACCGTAGGTGCTACCCTCTCGAAAGGGCAATTCATGGCACTCGACGCTAAGAAGATCGACGCCAAGGAAGAGAAAGCCGACGAAGACAAGCACAAGCGGGAGCTGGATAGGGTCAAGAAGGACGAGCAGGAAGATACCAAGACGGACGGCGGAAGCAACGCCGACTCCAAATACAGCGAACTCCACGAACGCATTTCCAAGATGGAAGCTTCCTACGCCGAAATGGATAAGACCATGGCGAGTGTCCATTACAAAATGGGACTTCCTTACAAAAACGCTCAGATGGGTGCTGATATCGTAACCAAGAAAAGTGATTCTTCCGCGCCAGCAGAAGACAAGAAATCCGAGGAGAAAGACATGGGCAACTATCGTTTCGAAGACGATCCCGCTGCGGTCGCAAAGTTCGCGGCTCAGGAAGCGCGTACCAAGGCGCTGGAAGACAAGCTTTCGGCGAAAGACGCCGAAGTTGAGAAGAAAGCCCGCGTTGACGGTGCTTTCGCTGAACTTCAGGGCTATCCCATCACTGATGCCGGTAAGGCGGGCATCGCCAAGTTCGCGGATGATCCCGATAAGCTCAAGGTTTTCGTCGAGGTTCTCAAGGCTCAGACGCCGAAGAATCCGCCGAAGTCCGTCTCCGCTTTCGAGTCGAGCGACAAGGAAGTGAAGGTTGAGATTTCCGGCAATGACCCGGATCTCGCCACCTTCCAGAGCAAGGGACCGGAAGCCATGGAAGCGGCGCTCAAGTATGCCGCTCGGTTTGAAGCCATGAAGCAGGACAAGCTCTGCAAGGGCTCCAAGCTGGTTCAGGACGGACGCAAGGCATACATCGAATTCATGATGGAAATGGATCCCGCGGGGCAGGGTCGGGTTAAGCTGCTCGCGTAACCTAACGAAGAACTGAAGGAGAAGGTTCAATGGCCAGTATCACGACTTACACCGACCGGGACATTCAGATCATTGATTCCTATGTCCTGAAGTTCACTGTTGCTAATGCGGTAACGATTCCGGTTGGCGCCTATACGATGCTTCCCGGAACGAGCGGCGATACCGCGAACCGCGGCTTCCTGGACAACTACATCAACGAAGCGACGGCGATTTACGCAGGCTTGTGTGTCTCCTGGGCTGGAGCCGCGCCGCTTGCATCGATTACTGGCGGCGTAGTGCTTGGCAACACGTCTGCCGCGAATCCTTACCAGTCTGTCATGGCCTCTGTTGAGGCTGGGCCTCATATCCTGAAGACTGTGAGCATTACGGGCGGCTCCGCGCAGTCGGACGTTGGCAAGAAGGTCTGGATGCTGAACAACAACGATTTCACGCTGACGAGCCAGCTTGCCCTCGGGTTGTCCAACACGGTTGGCCGCGTGGTGTTCTTCACGTCTGCCACGAACGAAAACATTCTGCTGTATGGCATGATCGGGTGCGATCTCCTGACGAGCTAAAAGGGCAAGTAGCCCCCTGTGAAAGGAATGAAAGGGTTTAGAACATGAACCAGATCAACGCGGGTGCGCTGCTTACCCCTGGACTACTGGCCGATCTGGCCTATGTCTACAAGTTTACCTATAAGGGCGTTTATGAGCGCCTGAAGAGCGTTGTTTGGCTCGATGCCACGTCCGATAAGCTCCAGGAAATTCGGGGCTATCTGAACGCTGCACCTTATCCGCGGCGTTGGGATCGTGGCAGTACGATTGCCGCGTCGGCCATGACTTCGGTGCAGTTCACAATTCCTAACCAGGATTGGGGGCACCGGATCTACATGCATGACGATGATCTCCAGGACGATCAGACGGGCAGCATGTGGACGATGGCGCGGGACCTGGGCGCCCATTGGGCCACCCTTCCTGAGCGCATCTTCTACCAGATGCTTCAGAGCACGACGGACCCGAACCTGCTCCCTGTCATCCCGAATGCCGCGGACGGTTCCGGGTGGTTCACGGGTTCCAGCCGGTTCGGCATTGCCACGGGCAATCAGTTCTCGAATACCGGCCAGACCATCAACGCCGTCATCAACGACATCTTTACCATCAAGCAGACATACATCAATATGCAGGACACCCAGAATCAGCCGCTCTGGGATCCTTCGACGATTCAGCAGAATGGATTCCGTCTGTTCTATGGTCCTTCGCTTACGCTGGTGATGTCTCAGGCGTTCAAGTCCGGCTTGATCCCGATTGGTGCGAATACCGCGACGTCCAACGCGGGAGTTACCAACTTCCTGCTTTCGGATGGCACGAAGATTGATCCCGAGAACAACCAGCGCATTACTGGCAACTCGTACTATGCCGGTCTTCAGGAACTCCCCGTTGAGAAGCGCGGATTCATCCGTCAGATTCGTCAGGGCTTCTTTGAGTCCATCGGCAACTGGGAAACGAGCGATCATACCCGTAACACCGGAGAGCTCTATCAGCAGTACAAGGACCGTCAGGGCTATGGCCTTGGCGTGGCCTTCTCCTGGGTCAAGGTGGTCTAAAGCAGTAGGTTAAGAAGGAGGAACGTTATTATGGCGGATCCCAAGAAGCCTGAAGTGCTTGAGGCGCCGAAGGTTCCTGTGCTTCCTGTTCCTATCCAGGAAAGCCTTAAAGCAGACTTATCCTACTTGGATAAGATGCCTAAGAATCCTAAGAAGGGTGAGGCTGGAAAATCTTCAAAAACCAAGACTCTGTATTGGTTTGGTACGCTTCCTGCCATTGGGCCTATTGCTCAATTCAAGAGCGGCCCCAGTGGTCTAAAGGTTGCTGATGAGCCGACCTCGGCTATTGATGCATGGCTTCATCCTATGCGCAAGTCTGAATGGCATGGAAAATGCCCTTGGTTTCAGAGCATTGCCACCAGGGTTTTGACGTTCACTGCATTCACGAACTATGCCCAGCGGTCTGGATTTGAATCTCCCACTCAGGCGATTAACTTCAACATCACGAAGGCTGGCCACGTTGAAGCGTTTACCGATGAACAGGTTGAGGAGATCCTTTTCGAGGCTTCCCATACCTTCATCGCTCCTCCTGTGAATGAGGGTGGTGAGGCTAATCACACGGCCGAAATATATCGCGTGATGGAAGATCCTAATAACCCTTGTGGCTGGATTCATCCTTCGATGGATCCCATGGCAATCACCAACATGCGTAAGGAATTCGACCCGGTGAATCATCGCTGCGTTGCGGATTACGTGTACTTCTTCCGCATTCAGAACGAGTTTCAGCAGCAGGATTTGCCGTCCATCATGAGGAATCCGCTGACCTCGCTCAGCGGGCGATGAATAGTTGAGGCTACGGCCTCTAAGGGGGTCGCTCCAGCATGGCCTCAATGACGGTCGCGCAAGTTCAGACTGCATTTTCCGCTGCGGCGAAAATTTTAGATCAGCAGCGCCGCTATGGCTACGTCAATGCCACCAATCTGATTTCCTTGCTTGCCACCTATGAGGCAAGCTACGGCGGCGACTTTATTAGAAGCGCGGAAACAGCCATCCAGCAATGTAGGGCGGCCAACAACGGCATTCTGATGCCGAACTACATCCAGACCGTTCTACGGCCTTGGCTACAGCAATACACGCTATCGGCGCCGCTTCCTACGACGGTCACCAACGATGCTGCGATGCTGCAAGAATTGTTCCTCTACATGCAGAAAAATAGGATCTACATGCAGAGCCGGAACATTACCTACAATGTTCCTACGAATTATGGCAACTTGGCTGGCGGATCGAATCTTGGAAACGGTAAGATCCTGCGTCTTACTCGGGATCAGTGGAACTTTCCTATTGAAAACATCTGGTGCGATAGCAAGCTTGCTCGGTGTGTCCAGGATGCTACCACTGGTGCGAAGCAGGGGCAGGAAGTATTTTCGGTTCAGGCTTCCGTCCCATACGTCGATCAGATCAGGCGTAGCGGCTCCGGTATCAGCGCCATCTTCACTGGTAGAACGACGGATGATACCAATCCTGGCCTGTTCAACGCCTCATTCGATAACTGGTCTAGCACGACGGGATCCCCTACTAATCCCAGTGGCCTAACCAACTGGGTGAGCTCTGGCGGTGATTCGTCGAGCATCTATACTTTGGATGCCGTAAATTATTACCGCGTGGCTCCTTCCACGAATGCCGCGAATAGTTATGCCCTGAACATCGTGGCGTCCAATACGTTCTCACAGCTTCTCAGCGTGAAGGGAACCAGACTTAATGCCGGTACTCCATATGTATTTGCACTAATTTTCAACGCTCAGGTAAACGGCGCTACAGGAACGCTGACGGGACGTATGGGCAAGACATTTAATACAGTCACTGTTGACGGCTTATCTGGCTGGCAGGTAATGACCGTTCCTGCGACGATCAACGGCACCGTTGGACAGGCTTGCTGGCCTAAGAACTTCATCGCTGACATTCCTACGAATACCGATGTAGAGATTGTCTACAACAAAACTGGTGGTAGCGGATTGCTTGTCGCTGAGGCACTGCTCCTCCAAATGCAGCCTCATGATAATACTTGGTATGTGGCGATTCCTGGAACTGGCTCGGCTTATGCTCCATGGAAGATGGGGGACCAACTTCAGTGGGCTGACGTGGATGGCGGTACGGGAGTTAATCAGTCCATGGCCTGGAGAGCTTGGAACTGGTATTTTCCGTCGAGCAACGGATCTTCAATCGGCTGGGCCGACGCCTAGGAGATGATTTATGGCCGCGACTAGAACCATTACAGCGACGATTCCAAATAACGGAACGACGTCTAATTCAATCGATGTCAGTTCCTTTGATTCTCTTCAGGGATTCGTTGGATTTGTTGCGCCTGCTGCTTTTACTGGAGCAAGCATTACTTTCAACGTTTCGGTGGATGACACGACTTATCAGCAGCTTTTTAGTTCTGCGAATACCGCAGTATCTATCAGCATTACGGCTGGAAAGTCTTATGCATTCTCTCAGGATGTTCGATCTGAATTGATTCCTTGGAGATATATCCAGATCGTTAGCGCGTCGTCTGAAGGTGCTGCGAGAGTCTTTACGCTCCTGTTGAAGTAATAGAGGTGGGATACGTCACTATTGACGGATTTTCAGAGCAGGGTGAACCTGCAATTGAGAACAAACTTCTCTAATCCAGGGAATACTACAGCTACAACTCCAAACACTTCTCTTGAAGCTCTAGCTGCTTCTGACGTCACTGGCCGCTTCCAGACCATTTGCTGTGTCGTCTACGATTCCACGCAAGCAGCCCACGTAGATGCTTGCATCAATCTCATGATGCTCAAACTGATGGTATGGACTGGGCAGATTGATAACTCGCAATATGAATCTGCCGCGGAGTACCTGGATACACTGAAGCTTACCCTTGGCCATGATCGCCTGACGCCGTTTACCGATTCCACGAAGACCAGGACGCCGGATCCAATGGGCGCTACCGTAGATACCGACTGGACGAAATCAGTAAAGATCGTTCCTACGCTCCCTGGCGGCGCTTCTCCTTCTCAATCGCTTGGGATTGGCGATGTCTGATGCCAATGATCCCAATGTCAAGATCCACGCCAATGCTCTTCGAGCGGTAATCCGCCTTCGCCAAGAGCTTGAGAATCCTCAGGCGCTTATGAAGAAGTTGGGCGCCATGGTGCTAGGCGCTTCCGTGGATTCCTTCAAGAATCAGAGGCTAGGAGAATTCAAGTGGTCCGTCAGATATCCTGGACAGGCTGAGCCTAAGCTGAACATCGCCGGCGCAGTACAGGACTTCTCTAGCGGCAGATTCGCTCCTAAGGCGATCCGTTTCGTAGACAAGCCTGCATTGATCGACGAAGGGTTTAGAGGCGGCTTAGTGGCATCCATGACCTATAAGCCATTGGATACTATGTCATTCGAGGTAGGGACGAATAAGCCCTATGCGGCGAAGCAGTTCTACGGAGGCGCCTCAACTCAACCGATTACCGCTCAGGTGAAGGCCGGTATCAAGAAGTTCCTCTATCGGAAGGATGGCGGCTATACCAAGAAAGGCGGTCCTTATGCATCCAAGCTGGAACCGCTTCTCAAAAAAAGACGCCTTCGGACTATCGTAGGATCCCGTCCTTTCGTGGGAATCTTCTCACAGCTCTGGACAGACATCCTGAGAGCTATTGAGGAGCATTTCGAAAAGTACGCAGGAGGGAAACACTGATGGCCGCTCCTGTGATTGGGAATGTCATATGCGTTCGCGGAACGCTTAGCTTTGCCGGCGTCGTCATGGGACTACTTCGGGATATGGTATTCGAGCCTAGACCGGAGATCCGGAAGATTTACGCGGAAGAATGGGGCGTTCATGTGGACGCCATCTACTGCGGAGATCGGCCTATCTTTAAGGGTGTCTTGAGATACCCGGATACCGATGCCTTGACTAGCATCCCTCCCGCTGGGGCCTTCAACTTCTCCTACAATCAATCGACGTCCAGGCCGGGAACACCTCTAGCGGCTAGGGCAGGCGTCATGCTGTTCACCCCTACGGCGGCTACTCATCCTGCGGTGAAGCTCTACAATGCAATCCCGATGATTGATGAGGCGGCGGCGCTTCAGCATTCGCTCGGAGAGGAATGGGGAACTTCAGTGGTATTTATTGGCACTCCGGATAGCTCTGGAAGAGTCTATGCCGTAGGGCCGGTAGGTACGTTGCCATGACGCCTTTAGAACAGTTCAAGCGAGGCGGCAAAGGCTTCAGCTTTGTCGAATGGAACGGCCTTAGCGCCGATGCCCAAGCGCAGGCGATTGAAATTGAAAAGGATTTGAATGCTGAGCGAGCGGCTTTGATCGCCTATTTCCTGCTGAATC